ACTTTACCTGCTGCCATATTAGCATTTAATACTTGTTGTGCTGCAGCAGCCATAGCTGATTCTGCAACAGAAGGATTCTGTGCTTGCTCTGGTCCTAGTTGTTCCATAGCTGCACGAGCCATACCATTCATTTGTTCTTGATACTTTAATACAGAATGTTCTTGTATATTAGATTCTAGTATTGGTTTTAATCTTTCCATTATAGGATTAGCACCATTCTGAGGATCTTGCAAGTACATCATCTTTACTTGTATATGAGACTCATGGTTTTGTCCTGGGAATGCTGCAATAGGTATACCCTTTGTTGCAGCCATAATATCAGATACAGGATCTAATTGTTGTGGTTCTTGTTTAGGTGGTAATATTTGTTCTAAGTTAGGGAGATTAGCAGCACTTAATATTGTTCTATTAAGAGCTTCAAGGTTAAACATACCAGGAGGTGATTGTTGTGCCATTTGTAATGCCATTTGTGCAATCATCATCCTATGTGCATTTGATGGTATATTAGGATCAGAGACTGGAAGTACATCTATCCTGCCATCAAAGTCTTGTTTGAAGATATTCTTTTCTGCAAATGGTATTTCATATGGATACTCTGAAGGGAGATAATCATAATTTATCTGTGCTAGTATTTTAAATTCATCTCTTTGAGATTTGTGTAATCTCTTGTGAATAGCAGAGAAGAATTTACTAGATGCTTCAAGTAAAGCCATAGTAGTACCAACAGGTCCATAAGATGCTGCATCAGAAACAATTTGTTCTGTACTGTCAGCAAACTTCTGACCTGCTTGAGTTATAAAGCCAAGCATGTTAAACAATGTTTGGGAAGGTTCTTTATAGGGGAGAGAGATTATTGCCTTATTAAGATCTTGCCCTGTAGCTTCAACTTCTTTAAACTCACCTGGTGCGATAGGATCATTGTCTCCAACAATTCTAACACCCTTTGCTTTGAAACCTCCTGGTAGGTTTGCGAATTGACCTGCATCCACTAAACTTCTCATTGCTGCTGTGGCAGTCATAGTTAAGTTTCCTAAGAAGTGCATCAGACCAAACCCATAGAAACTAAAGCCTGGTACGAACCTGTAATGAACAAAGTGAGACACTTTCTCTTGGTTCTTATCATCCTTCTTATAGTTTCTACGAATACTTAAAATTTGTTGTGAGTGTTCTTCTACTGTAACAATATAAGGAAGAGCATAATCTTCTTCTATTTCTAAATAACAATGTTGTTCTAGTAATGTATACTGTGGATCATTTGTTCCTGTTGGAGACATTCCAATAATCGTATCCATCTTAGAAGAAAAAGATGTAGGTTCTGGATTTGTTGCTTCAGGTAATTCTATATCTCTATAGATACCTGTACGTATATCTCTTGCTATATCTACAGGACTTCTATAGATAACATGTGTGTATCTATCTGCTTTACGTAGATTAGATGCGTAGTATGATACATAGAACTGATCAATAGGAACAAACTCAGATACTGGTCTTTTAAGATTAGCATCATAATATACTTTCTTAAAGGCTGATCCTATTAATGGTAAATGGAATAACATTCTTTCCATCTCATCAAAGTACTCAGGCATCTGTTCTGTTGTTTGATAGTTCATAAAGTCTTGTACACGATTAGATTGGTCTTCTCTTTCAGGAGTAGACTTTCCTACTATCTGTGTTTTAACTGGACCTGCAGGTGGGAATAACTCTTGTATAGCTTTAGCTTGAAACTTAACAGCAGATTCTATTAACATTGGATGGACAGCTGTACATGCCCCTTCAAAAGGTTCTGATGTTTCTTGTATCTTTAATCCTAGAAGATCAAATCCTTTTTCAAACATAGCTTCCCAGTCAGCACGAGATTCTTTATCTGATGTATAACTATCTATAACATTTGCTGCTACGTCTTCTTGTTCTTGCTCATCTAACTTATCTGTAATATCTCCATACCACTCTTGGAGTTCTTCTTCAGCTTCCATTTCTATAGTTGTTTCTGTAAAGTCTACAGTAACACCACCATCATCTTCAGCAAAAAAAGAAGGACCTTCTCCTTCTTCCATAACTTGTGGCATATCTATTACATTAGAAATTTCTTCTGGTATCTGTTCAAAGGGATTACGTTCTGTAGCCATTATATCTGTCCACCCTTTTTAAATTTATATTTATATGTAGCTGATGCAGATCCTTTACCTTTACCAGGACTGTAATTAACTTCTCCAGTAACAGAGTGTGCACCACTTTTATATTCTGCTGTGCCTTTTACTTTAGAACCTTCTAAAGGTTTCTTTTTTAAAACACTACTATGTTTGACATAACCTTGTAAATCAAAATTAATCTTATCACCAGCTTTAGCATCATACTTTAATTTTGTTTTTGTTGGTTGAAATTTTACTTTTGTTCCCATATCTTATATCTCTCTCTCTTCTAATATATGTTAGGTATACACTATTATAACACTAAACTCTCCAGTAAGCAAGTTTTTTCTCTCTGGGTTCGTCAGCCCACTCAGGATCTTCAGGATGTTGTAGATGCCAAGACTCTTTCATGTAGTGTATAGCCATGGTCATTGCATCTACTTGGTCATCATGTGCAGCATTTGGAAAGCGTAACATCTCTTCTAGAAGATCATCTGACCACTTCTTATTTCTAGGTAGCCATACTTTACCAGACTCCATCATAGGTGTAGATGCATAGACTCTACTAACTTTATCTCTGTCAGGTAAATATTCTAGTACAGGAATACCAGCTCTACGCATATCTTGTATCAATGATTGTCCTGATGCTTTCTTCTCTACCATACAGACATCAGGTCTATGTTCTTGATATAGCATTTGTGTCATACGTCTTAACTCAGGGTATTCAAACCTTCCTTTAATGTTTCCTAGTAGAATAAGATTCCCTTGATAGGATTCATATCCTTCTTCATCTTCGTCATACATAGAGAATATGCCCCATGTTTGTATTACTGAATAATCTGCTGTAGTTTTTGTAGAGAAGGCTGTATCATAAGTCTGTATGATAAAGTCACATGGAGGTGGTTCAGCTTGATCCCACCATTTAATCCACTTCTTCTTTATGAGACCTCCTTCGTCTGGTGTAGGGTCCTGCATATATAAGGCGTTCCAATATCTTGCACCATTGGCAGCTTTAATCTCATGTTCATCTACCTTTAAGACTTCTTCTGGTTTCCATTCAGGGAAATAACTTGATCCTACTGGGAGATCTAAGAGTTCTGCAGCTTCTTCGTCTAACCAGGCAGGTATACGTACAACATCCCAGGGTATTACTTGATAATCTCCTGCATTGTCCTCTTGTTTTAGTAACCATCCACACAGATCATCATAATGATACCTTGTATTAATGATTAATATAGAACCATTAGGCATGATACGTGTTCTTAGTCCTGCTGGGTACCATTCTTTAACATATCGTCTTCCTGCTTCAGAGTATGAGTCTTCTTCTGACATGACATCATCAAGGATCGCAATGTGTGCTCCTCTTCCTGCAATCTGGGATCTAACTCCTGCAGCATAATACTGTCCACCTTTGTTTGTCTTCCATTTTCCTGCTGCTCGTACATCTGATCGTAGGGACACTCCCTTGAAGACATCTTGAAACTCTTCAGTATTGACAATATCCCTGACAGAACGACCAAAATCACTTGATAGCTGGTCACTATGGGAAACAGTAAGTATCTCATGTTCTGGATTCCTTCCTATATACCATGCTGGAAACAATTTAGAGCAGATAACAGACTTAGATGACCTTGGTGGTAGGAAAACCATCAATCTTTTTATCTCACCAGCTTCTAATTTACGTAGTTTCTCTGCTATGACCTCTATATGTTTACCCATCTTAAAGTCTGACACAAGCATAGGTGCCATTTGTCTGACAAAAGTCAAGAAGTCGTCTTTAGATTCGTGTAGTACTTTTAATGACAACAAGTTATCTAATAATAATAAGGTATTATCACTCTTAGTAGACTCTATAGTCTCTATAGTTTCTATAGTATTATATCCTTATAGTATTTGTTGTTAATTGTTATTATTAATATTAACAAAGATATGTATATTATAATTAATAACAAAGATCTATATATCTATATAGTATATATAATATATTATAACAAATATTTAATAGTTTGTCAAGTCTTTTTATTTTATTTATACTATAAAGACTATATAAGGCGTTCTGAGTAATGATGAGAGACTCTGTTATTTTTTGTTATTATAAAATGAGGATAAAGCCTGTTATTTTTTGTAAATATATTTCATACCTATTATATATATATACTCTAGTGTGTATTTTTGGGGTGGGGTATAGTCTATAGAGACTATAAAGTGTATCTATCCCTTAAGGGATACCTTAGTCTGCCTAATTATTAAGCAATCTAAGTAGATTGCCTAGATTTTAAGCAGGTTGTTGCCTAAAGTTTAAGCAATCTAAGTAGATTGCCTATTTATTAAGCAGATTGTTTAGAATATTTCATCTCAAGAGAGTCTCTTGTGGCAATTATCTTGCACCAAGTAAGTTCTTGGAAGATGGTGAAGTCGTTGCTGACCTTTACTATTTTACCTTAATACTACTTACTTACGTAAGTATTAAGGTTAAATAGATTAGGAAGTTTTGATGAGATTTTTGGAGTTGTTGATGAACCTTGAAGATGAAGATTCTTTCTATCGAAGCCTTGACATTTTGAAACCTTTAATATATATACTACTCCTTACTTACGTAAGTAGTATATATAATAACAATAACTTTTGGAGATTGCATTATGACAAAACATTATAACGATTTTGGACTTAACAAAATTACCATGACATCAGAAGAGTTTCTAAGAAATACTTCAGCTTACCAATGTAACTATGGTGATGGAACTAAAAACTACTACGAAGTAGATGGCGAAGTTGTTGAGGTAAAAATCACAGCTTAATATATATACTACTGACTTCTTAGGAAGTAGTAGATATAATAACTATAACTAAATTGGAGATTAACATGGCTAAAGTTATCAACGTAAACCTTACTCAAGAAGGAAGCACTCTTGCTTCAATGAAGACTACTGTCGATACTGTTTGGGCAGTCAATAAGTATGAATGTTGTCTTGATGGTTTTGATACTCAAGAGTTTCTAAAAGCTCTCAATGAAGGAGAGTTTGGAAGTGATTATGTTTTCTTTGATGATAAAGCTAAAGCTTTAGTTTTTCTGAAAGAATGTCATGATAAACTTCTTGAAGATGAAGAGTCTTCTAAAGAAGATTATCTTCAAGATGATGATGACTACGAAGATGGAATATTATAATAATAATATTAATGGTGGGCGAGGTTGATAGCCTTGCTCACCTTAATTTAATAAATTAAATTGGAGATGGATTATGAAAAACCCAAAACAAGCTCAAAAAAGAATGCAAGCTATTGCTGTAAAAATGTTTGCAATGGCTGAAGAGATGGAGAAAATAGCTGATGAAAGTTTTAGCTCTGATCACCCTCAAATTCATGAGATGATGGAAGATCAAAGAAAGGTCATTATGAAACAAGTCAACGAAGTTGAGAATACAAGTTTTAAAATAAATATGATGACTAATAATTGGTTTTAATAAATTAAATTGGAGATTAAAAATGTTTAAACTTTTAGATGAAATAATGGGTACTAGTGTTGGATTATTATACACAGGTGGTCTTATGATGTTCTTTGGAACAATAGCACTCCTTGCGTCATTATCAGTTAGTTTCTTTGGACTAACTTTCATTCTCACAACAACTGTTTTTCTAGGCTTAATAATGATGGTTCTAGGATTTATGGGCGTTGGTGAGTAACTTAATATATATACTACTGACTTCTTAGGAAGTAGTAGATATAATAACTATGGAGAACAAAATGATTACTGAAAAGCAACAAGCAAGACATGATATTGATGTTTGTAAAGCATCTTTGAAAGCAGTTATCAAGAAAGTATCTAGCATTCAAGGTGATAATAAAGAGCAAATAAACTCAAGAGTTTTAGAGAAATTACGAGTTGCATTAAGCCAGTTAGATGAAATATATTATGAAGATTGGACTAAGTATAGACAAACAGCAACATTTGTTAATGCTATAAAAGCATTAGAAAAACTAAAGGATTAACTAATATGTTATACGATTTATCCAAATTGCCTTTGGCAACACGACAAGCAATAGAGAAAGATTATTTTGAAATGTTTTCTACATTTCCTAAAAGATTATTCTCTATTGGTCAAGATGCCAAGACTGTTAAAGGTGAAGAACTAAATGTTCTAACTGGCATCATGTACTTAGCACCATATAAACTAAGTGGTGTTAATGTATGTCCTATGGCTGACGTTGCTAAGTGTCATGAAGGCTGTTTAAATACAGCAGGTAGAGGGCAATTTACATCTAATCAGATGGCAAGATTGAAAAAGACTCTATTCTTACAACAGTATCCAGAAGTATTCAAGGTGCTAGTTCGTAAAGAAATTAATAGATTAATTAGAAAAGCATCTAGAATGAGTATGATACCTATGGTAAGAATGAATGGAACATCAGACAAAAGATGGGAGTTATTTATGCCAGAAATATTCTTAGAATATCCTGAAGTACAGTTCTATGATTATACAAAAATACCTAACAGAAAGTTAGGTAATATACAGAACTATGATTTAACCTTTAGTTATTCTGGAGTGAAAGCCTATCAACCTATGGTTGCTAAAGCACTCAAGAAAAACATGAGAATGGCTGTAGTCTTTAGAAGTAAAGACAATCAACCAAGAACTTTCATGGGTCGAGAGGTTATCAATGGAGATAACACAGACATAAGACCTTATGACAAGCAAGGTGTGATAGTATCACTCTATGCTAAAGGTAAAGCAAAGAAAGATACATCAGGTTTTGTAGTAGATTAATGGTGCAATTATGTTACCATTTACGTACCAATTTGGTACAACTTAATATATATACTACTTAGCTTCTATAGAAGCAGTATATATAATAATATAAAGGAATATAACATGAATAACTTATTTGGAAATATTAAATACAGAATTAGACCTAATAGAATGTTTAAACGTGGCAGATGTCATGTATGGTATGGCATCAAGGGTGTAGGTAAAGATACTCTTTGCTCTATATACTTTGGCAGTCTTGCCCTATACTTCTATAAGTTTGACACCTTCTGGAGTCTAGACAGACGTAACCTAGAAGGTTAGTATGGAACTATTATATTGGTTATTAATAATAATAATTCAAATAGTTTGACAACAGAGATATATTAGTGTATATACTATATATATATATATATCTTTGTTGTTGTTAATAATTAACAAAGATCTTAGAAAGGAATATACATATGTCAATATGGTTTTTATTATTACTTCTTCTTTAATATATATACTACTTAGCTTCTATAGAAGCAGTATATATAATAACAATAACTAACAAAGGAATAACACATGACTGAACTACATCAATTCATAACTGACTTTCAATCTCATGCTATGCTACATGGTAGTAAGCACCACGTAACTGGATTACATATGTCTAAAGGGTGGCATAGTGATACCATTATCAAAGCTTGTGTTGATAAGTTTGGTGATGACGTAGCCAGAGATGCGAAAGCATTTATGGTTCAACAGATAAAGGAGGAGTAACATGACTACACTACAGAATAGTTATCTCATAGACAAAGAGATGGAATACGAAGTATCTGTCCAAGATTTATGGTCAGATGAAGGCTCAGATAACATGAGTGAAGCAGTAGATTTAGCTTTAACACAGCTTAAATATCCTAATCCTAATGTCCCAGAGGAAGAAATTGTGGAACATTTAGAAGAGGTATGGGCAGAAAGGTGGTATGATTATGGATAAAGATAAGGAGAATAATGTACCTGTGTCAGTAGAAGATGCAGGTGCTATAGCTAAGAAAGAATATGAAAGCTTTATAAAAAAACAAGAGGAAGATTTAGATAACCAAACATATAGTGAAGGAGAAAAATATGAAAAACAAGTTTAAGAAAGCTATGAAGATAGATAATGCTTATGCTACCTATAGAACAGAGGTAGGAGACATGTACTTTGAGTGGAAGATACTAAAGACGTGGCAACACAAAGACAATGAAGATAAGAACCCCTATGCTAGGTGGTATACAGCTTGTAAATCACCTATGACCTATGATAGTTGGGAATATGGTGATGCTTATATAGGAGAAATATTAGAAACTAAACCTGAGTTAATCTCAGCAACAGATGAATGGAAGGAAACATACAATGACTGACTTACAAAAGGACTTAGCAAATATCGTAGTTAAACTAAACGAAGCTAAAGATTATGCAGAGAGAGCTGTAGATAGTGCAAATGAAGCTGAGATACAAGCTAGTGAAGCACATACACAAGCTATAGAAGCCCATGATGCTATAGAGTTAGCTATAACATGGTGTGAGGAGTGTGCTAATGACAACGTGGTCTAAGACTCCAGAGCAAATGGGTATACAACCATGCGAAGAGTGTGGAGAGAACACTTCACCAGGCTCTGGTAAGTATGTTAATCGTATACCATATAATGATGGTTGGTTATGTCCTGACTGTCTTAATGATATAGAAAATGAATTTGAAAAGGAGAATGACAATGAGTAGAGATGTAAATACAATACCAACAACAGACAGACACATAGTAAGCTACACT